ACTTGACTAAGTCTCCCTGTTTATAAACGCGTTGTGTAAGCATTTACAGCCTCTGGCCAAAGATCTCTTGCTATATGCAAGCAAGCAACCGCTACATCTTGTATCTCTTGTTGGGCCCCTTCATGGGCCCTTAGGCCTACAAACTTCAGCAAGTTATTTAAATTAACAGTACCGTAGTATTCTGTGTACATGTTCTGGGGCAGTATCATTCTTGCTTGTTCTCTACAAATTCCTTTGTCGAGCATATTATTGTACAAGTCGAGAGCGTAATCTTTAAATTTAACAACAGCATCTGAGGATGCAATATAGGTATCGAAAACCCTTGGTGCTAATGTCGGGTTTATCTCTTCCTGATTGGAAGACTGCCTATTGGACTTGTGTTGAGTACGGAACGCCTCTGGGCAATAGAAAGCAAGATCTTTGTCTGTATATCTTCTGGAGATCTCGTTGTAACTCCAAGTTCGGTGTCTCATATGTTGGGACCGTACAAAAAGAGGAACGACAAACTTAAAAGTGACCACATTGTGCTCGAATGTGCTCGTGTGCTTGTGCTTAACAAGATAATTAATTAATTTCTTATCTCGAGCATCTAACGCCTCTTTCTCTACACCAAACGAGACACGGGCACTGTTCACGATTGTGAGGTCAGAGCCCATGTGGTCGATATATTGTACTTTTCCTATCCCATCAGAGTATAAACTAATCGTCTTTTGGAAGCTCATCATCATCCTCTGGTGGGTATAACTCGAGACCGAATTTCTTTCCGGAAGTTGGGTCGTAAGATACATTGTCTTCAACGCCGGCGAGAGATTTGTCTTTTACAATAAACCCAGTCTCTTTAGAGCCCGGTGCTTTTCTGAATCCTTGTTCATTGTCGTAATCAATCTCAAACATAGTGAAGGCCATGAAGTGTTCGCCCGGTTTTATCGAGATTCTCTTACCATAAACAAAGCCCCATTGTTTGAATTCGCGATTTAGAGCGTCCATTTGCTCTTTACTTACATTTAGAATGACTTGGGACTTTTCTTTGAGGCCTCCAAAGATTCCGCCGATTGGTATTGCTGTGAGGCCCAGCTCTCCCAAGCGTGCTTTAAACTTGCGATCCAGAAATACATTCAATCGTGGATCGGGAGCAGAGGCCATTGGGTTCTGTCCGGACATAATTCCAACTGTCTTAATACTTGAATCACCTTGCAGGATATTCATTAGAGTGTCGTACTTGGACTCTCTATCTTCTTCAAGGCTTGGTGTCTCTAGAAGCACCGATTTAGCCCTGTTCTCTAAGATTACTTTCTTAATCATTTCTTTTAATTGTTCTTTGTTCATCCCTGCAACCTCCCGTATACATAGTTCTCTAATATAAGGTAATTAGTTTCTTCGCCTGTTTTAATCTCTTGTAACATACTTCTTTCAATAACAATTTTGTCCGCTATGTTCAGATTAATGTTGCAATCAGACGCTATACCTAGCACTTCACAGATTATGTAAGGGTCCTGAGGCTTCTTATAGTCATCAGGTAATACAAAAGAGACACCCTCTTCTTCTTTGAAGTTTGGTAATACCAAAAGGTGCCTATTATATGGTTCAAGATACATTTTTCCTCCTAATATAGCAAAATGTCTTATAATATATTATATTATAACATACTATAAGACATTTGTCAATATTAATTGTGAGAATTTTTCTTTTCTTGAATCTCTGCTCTTAACTCTTTCAGTTCTTTGATAGCGGCTAGGGCAGCTTTTCTTGCTCTTGGAGCAGCGGCTTTGTAGCCGTAAGTGCCTGCCTCGACCTTATCAACATCAGCCATTGCAGCTCTGAGTTCTTCGATGATTATTTCGAGTCGTTCTCTCATTCTTATCTCCTAAAAAATCTCGCAAGATCCTCCAGCACATGCCAGCTCACCAGACAGATTGGTTTCGTCTTGCTCTTCTATAATTAGATCCAAATCTATTCTTTTCATCAATTGAGATAAAGAATTGTATTCTTCCTCGGTGCAATCTTCGAATGGAGCCTGAACATAACTGTGGTCAGAGAACGGCAAAACTGATAGTCCATTGTACGACTTTCTATTCAGCCACATCCACTCACCTACCGCTTTCCACTCGTCAGGCTTGATTGTTACTGTCGCAGAAACATTGTGTGTGTTTTGGCCTTTAGTATGCCCTCCTTTGATCCAAGTATCGCTAACGGACTTTACCCTTCGAAGCATATCCAAAGCGCTCTCGTGGCGTGTTATGGCCCCTTGTGGAGCGCTTTGGGGGACACTTATAATTGCTGTGTCGTGTGGGCGAAACTTGTCGTCTTCAACTAATTCAGGAATATTATTTACTAAGTATTCGTATATGGCCTCGTTCTTTCCTACGCGGATTCTGCGTATATAATAGTCATTATGCCATGCATGAATACCTGATGAAGTCCCTAGAGTAAGCGAAGTTGTTCCTGCGGGCTTTACACAAGTTGTGCGAGCTGCTGGTTTGATTCCGATTTGCATTGCAACTCTTCTATTCTCTTTCTTAACGACTGCTGACGCTGCCGTCATATCTAGCTCTAGCACATTACCGCTAGCAATACCGGTCATAGAAACGCCTACAAGCGCATCCTTCTCCGTATTACGCTTCCATATAGGCCGAAGATAATGGAAGTCAGTATATGCAGCTTGAAGTGTACCGATAAAAGTAGCAGCACGAACACGATTTTCATACTCAGTTTGATCCCGAACATCACTTACATTTACCTCCGTAAGATTACAAAATTGATTTGGTCTCAGACCTATCTCGCAGCAGGGGTTGGTTCCCCAATCTTTGTCGTTTGAAAAGTAGAATCCGGGCTCACCTGATCCCGATGCTCGAACCCTCTCCCATATAGACATAAAAGTATCACGGTCAATACGATGACGCATAATAACAACAGAGTTATTTGCTCTTCCTCGTTGCGGGTTAAGTTCGTACCAGTTTCCGGCTTTTGCTGCAAGCATTTCTTCGTCGTCAGCAGAGAACAAAGAGATGAGAGCAGCCCGACGAATACCGCCAGCCAAAACTGCATCCGCAATGTGGCAGACGATATCATGAACTTCAATGGTGGTAAGTTGGCTACCAGCCTCTTTCGCATCTAATATACCCTCGATCTTTACAATACATTCTTTGAGCGGTTGTGGGCCGGGAGCCTTACCGCCTGATGTAACTAGTCTCGCTCCTTTTGGACGGATATCGGAGAAGTCAAATCGTAATCTAGAGGTACCTTTAAAGTACGAAGCCACCAGCGCTTTAATTGCGTCCGACCAACCCTCAATAGAATCTCCTATGAGGAACCTACGGCTCCTATCGGACGGCTTTCGGACTTCTGGTAGTTTTTCAACATGGTGATTTTGAACCGAGAAACCAACTCCTGTTCCGCCGAGAAGAAGAAACATTATCTCACCAAATACACGATGATCATCAATAGGAGTGTAAGCACAATTAAAAATACGATTTGGTGAAACCTCAATTGGCTTACCTCCAAATTGCATACTACGCATTGAGGGAAGTACCTTCTTATCATAAACATATCTATAAGCCGATATGATGTCTTTTTTGAGTTCTGGGAATTTTTTCATATGCATCTTCATATTACGGGTTACCAACTCTTCCCAGTTTTCTCTTCTATTACTTTCCTCCAAGAACCGAGCGTATTTCATATGCACGGTTATATCAGATAATATTTTCTTTTCTAAATCCATTCCTATTCTCCTATTTTGATTGTATTTGTTGATATTTCTTTTTCAACAGCGTTAACGCTTCTGCGGTTGACTGCATTGAGTCGACATCTTCATCTCTATCTAATATTTTAATCGTCACATCAGACCAATCGACGAACGAATGAAAAACCATTCCGTCTGGTCCGTTTCTATTTTTTGCAATAAATAATCGCCCTTTATTCGCTTGTTTATCTTGCACTGTTCTGGACAATGAAAAGATAAAATCAGCCACAAAACATTTATTGAATGCCTCAGAGATTGCTTCCATAGTTATGACCTCTGCGTTCAAGCCACCACGGTTTGTTTGTGATGCTGTCCAGACGGGCATTTCGTATATTTGCGCTAGTGCTCTTAGGTTCTCATATGTCTCTTCTAGTTCGTGCCGCTTTTCGCCAGTAGTACGAACTGGTCTGAGAAGATCTGCATAATCCACCAAGACCATATCAGGCTCAATTCCACGCTTCTTCAGTTTTTCGATGTGATTCTTGATTGTCTGTACAGATGCGGATTTGGTCGGATACTCCTTGACTATTAAGGACCCCTCGATACCTTCGATTTTATTCAAAATCTCTTCTTTACGGTCTCTCATTTCATTCAACGGGACACCGGTTAAGCAAGAGTCAAATCTACTACCGACGACAGTATCTTTTAGTTCTAGTGTATAGTATACTACTGTTTTTCCTTGTCGCAACGCTTCGGCTGCGAGGTGGACAAGAACCATTGACTTTCCAGCACCAGTAGGAGCAATAACAACTCCAAGTTCATTTTTTCCTAAGCCTCCTTTACATATTTCGTCCATGCGATCCCATCCTGTGGATATCGGGGCACGGTTAACAATTTCAAATCGAGCAAGAGCATCCTTGTGGTACTCATGACCAAAATTATTATCTGTGCCTAATTTTAACGCATCTTGAATTACCTTTTCTATTTCATCGAACGATGAGGATTTCAATAGTTTTACTGATTTCATCATCGCACCTTTTAACACTTGCTTGCGACAGAAGTCTATCGCCTTATCTTTAATCCACATAGCTTCTTCGATACCATCTGAGGATTTAATTCTTGCGAAGAATTCTCTAACCTGTTTCGCCGTTGCTTTATCGTGATGATTGAGTTCGGTCCTCAACAGAGTCATCATTACCTCAAAATTTGGATGCGTAGAATATTTCTCTCTATGCTTCATTAATGTGTCTATAAATATTTGTAGATATTTTTTTTCAAAGAAGTTGATATCTAGTACCTCTGAGATCTGGTCATAAAACGGCCTGTCCTCGAGCATTAGTTGGCACATATTTTCTTGGAATTTTTTTCCAAAGCGAGAAAAAGTCTCGTTGTCGTTATTGTTAATAGTCATTTGTCCTCCGGCTATTTATCTTTTTATTTTCTTTAATATAATACTTAGTTCCTCAAAATTCAGATGGGAAGCGTCATCTTGAAATAACATCTTTGTAAAGTTTAACTTTGAAAACTCAGGTTCAAACTTAATTATTATGTTATCTATAATATTGCGATTTAGCGGTCTGATGTTCGGATTGTACAACTGCATAATTCTGTAATTATTTTTTACTAGATCAGCAGACTTGATAATGTTCTCATGTAATTTAAGCCTTTTTCCTTGCATTGCGCAATTTGTAATAATCTCTTTGCAACTAGACTCCTCTTCATTAAGTAAGAATGGAAACCTTTTAGCAATTGTCTTAAGCCCAACACCAGACACTCCCGGTAGGTTATCACTTGAGTCTCCAGCAATTGCACGAGCAAGGGCAAAATTATTGGGATGAATCTTAAACTCATCAAGAATGCTTTGCTTTGTAACAATCTTATCTTGGATGGGTCGATAGACAGATGTGTGGTCATCACAGAGTTGAAAGAAGTCTTTATCGGATGAAATAATGACCTTATCCCACCCTCTGTAATAAGGGTGCCGTGCTCCATAAGCGATAACATCATCGGCTTCAACGAAGTCAATAACGATTTGGATGATTGGTAGTTCATTGATATACTCCACGAGCCTAATAAGTTGGTAGGCTTTGTTTTCCGCTTGTTTCTCTGGTGACAGCTCGATCAGTCTGCGGTTGAATCTAATCGGGCCTCTGCCTTCTTTGTAGTTCTTGTTTAAGGCCCTTTTACGCTGAGATCCATCGTGGCCATCCCACACTATTACCATTTCATCCGGTCTAAATTTTTTAGATACCTTCTGAAGGGATTTTAGGAACCCTATACACCCTCCGATAGGGTTACCCACTCTATCGAGCGTAGGGTTAACAATGTAACTTCTTATGAACATATTTAGTCCATCAATAAATATAACTTTTTTCATTTGTCCTCCAGTATTTTATATTCATATAATGATTTAGGAAAGTGCAGTTCGACTTTATATCGACCAGATAACACTATGAATTTTGTATCTGTCTCTCCTTTCAACAAGCCTGTGTTTTTGTTGGAGCCAGATGAGTCTCTGTTCCAATACTCAATTGTTTTCATATTGTCCTCTTTCTTATATTAGTAATGTAACTGATTGGTAATCGATTGTCAAGTTTTTTATAATAAAAAACCCTTCCCCGCAAAAACAGGGAAGGGCTAAAGGAGAATTCAATGAAAAATATTAGTTATTTATCATCTTCAATGGTGAAGTTCTTTCCTTCGGTATCAAACTTCTTGATGATCTCTTCATCCATTATTTCGAACACCAATGTTCTAAATTTTTTATCTGTGAGCTTTTCAGTCCACTGAGAGGATCGGAACTTGTGCTCCTTGCCCTTTGAGTCGGTAAGGTAATACCAACCACCACCTACCCGGAATCTGGCGCTTCCGGACAGCCTTAAGGCTTCGAGCCAAGACTCTTCATCTTGGATTCCGACTTTGTTACCCCACAGTATCTTGAAGCCACAAGTACGCCCTTCAGTTCCAAATCTAGATTTCTCAATCTTGACTTTTACTTCAGAGCCAATTCGCAAACCAGTATCATCAGTAACATATGCTGCTTTTGCTTTGCGTTTTGTTAACCAAACTCGCATAGAACAAAAGTACCCAATAGCTTTACCACCGGGCGCAATGAACGGTGTGGTCATCGCTTCAGCAACATTACTGGTGATGTTGGTTTTCAACTGATTAATCAAGATCAGTGTACACTGTTGATTAGCCAGCGGAATTGTAAGTTTCGGAAAAGCCTTTGCAAAGATACGAGGCTTAACCGCCATTGTTGACTGAGGGTTGAAGTCCGATTCTAGTTCTTTCTCAGATGAAGTAGCGGCGATGCTATCCCAAATAAATAAGAATTGAGTCTCCGGATATTCTCCCATAAGATCTTCAATGGTTTCCAATGTTTTCTCAACTGATACTGCTTGAATATAGAGTAGGTCCTCTACATTTACACCAGCGTCTGTAAGGAACATTGGGTCGATAGCACTTTCAGCATCGAAGTAAACCACAGTGTGGCCAATCTTCTGAGCATTGGCGGCTATCTGTACAGCCATAAACGATTTACCGGCTGAGGACAGTCCAGCAATCTCGGTGATCTTCCCAACAGGAATTCCACCATACTTTCCTCTAACTGTAATAGAGTCAAGCCATCTTGATCCCGTCGGGATCCATTGTTTTACTTCGGTCGGATTATCCTCTCGAAGATCGTGAGCAACATCAAGTCCGACTTTTTTGTTGACGAACTTTTTCATTGCGGAAATATCAATTTTTCCCGGTTTTGTAGTCATTTTTATTACTTTGCCCAAATAGGCCTCCTTGTATAATTTATTTATTTTTTATTCTCACGACTCTAATAGGGTCTTCATTTTGTGCGCTATCTTCTTGATCCAATTTGAACATTAAAAATTGCCATAGTGTTATGATAGCTGTCGAACCAAATACTGTCGCCAATGCGAACAAAAATTCTACTAGATTCATTATTCCTCCTTGTAATAATTTGCTAGACCCATTAGGGTTGGTGCCCACAATCCAATAAAGATACCAAAGCGTTCAGCATGAGCAGGATCCTCTCCAGCGAAGACCCAAGTGAGTATAGATACCATAACCGAGGCTAACGATGCTGTGAAGCACACATTTGAAATATATTGTTTATCCATTTTTTTACTCCTATGGTTTAATATTAAGCCTGATCTCATCAGGATGGTTGGCTAACAAGATTAGCCTGAAATAAAAAGGCCGCTCTTTTTTTCTAGGGCGAGCGGCAAACCCTTCAACACAGGAGGACTACGACTTAACCGTCGTTCATGAATTTTTTAAATTCCTCGTCGACATTCGAACTGTTGTTTGAATACTTAGATGTCTCACTCGATCTACTTTCGGAGGATGTGTCGGTAGACAAGAAGTCGTCTAGTATTGCTTGAATATCATCTGTTGTTTTTCTATCAAACAAGCCACCAATATCTGGTACTGAGTCTAATAAAGCGTCACAATCAGCGACAGAATCGTCGCACAAAATACTCGGACGACGACGAGGTTTTAGGGTGGTCTTAGGGAACGAGCCGGGAGTTCCGGGAACATCATAATTTAACACAATATCAGTTCCAGTTTCCGAATCGGTAATATCACCATAGTCAGGGTCGAGGACATAACCCAGCAAGGTTTCATAGGCTTGTTTCCCATAAGACCAAACTTTTACTCCCTCAGATTCTTTTCCTCGAACAAGGATGGGTGAATAGTACCGCTTACGAACGAACAACTTCTTTGCTTCATTCTTAAGGGATGAGTCATCGCTTTCGACTCCTTCACGCCATAACTTGGACGCAAAATCACAGATTGGACAATCTTCACCGTGATTTTTCTTAGGACACAGAATGCCGGGATTTTTTCCTACATTGTAATGAAAATGAAACTCCTTGAACGGATCTCCATCTGCTGTAGGTAGAATACGAATGGTTTGGTCTCCTTGGGTTGGTCTCCATTTCGTATTGTTAGTTTGACCTTTGTTGCCAGTTTTAGATGCATTAAGTTTGGCGCGCATCGCTTCAATATCAATAGCCATGATTAGTTCTCCTTAAAGTTGCTATTATATACGGCAGGGTTTCAACCTTACCGTCAGTTTTTGTGTTGTTTATCCAGTTTTACTTACAGTTATAATATAACATATATTTTAAACTTTGTCAAGTAAAAAGTGAACATTTTTTTTAGGAAAAATGAACAAAACCTATAAACATTAGACCGAGATAGTTACGCTACGAGTAGTCGAAGACAACTGTCCAACCATCGTGTTGTAATTGAAAGTACGATACTTTCCTAGGTCTACATCGAATACCGTTTCATACCCTTGTTGTAGATTACGAGTGCTCTTAAAGCGACTTGTTACTGATGAAGGGAAATCCGATACTTTGATGAATCTCATTTGTCGTTGAAAACCAGATTGGTTTACGAATGTGCCGGTATATACCGTAAATTGTTGTGTGATGCTCATATTAACTCCTTTGTGTTGAACATATAATAATATAACCTGTTAAGATTAAGTTGTCAAGTATTTTTTGAAAATTTATCAATGACCGCGTACCAAGTCCAAGTGATAGTAAAGACCAGTACAATTGCTCCTAAGACAATTTCCATTATTCACTCTCTTCTATAGAGGTGTCTTCAGATGAATCGGTTTCTTTTTCGCCGCAACCGATTAAAAGCGTCATTATAATTGCAATCATTATTGCTCCTTTTATTATGTATATAATATAACCTGTTAAGATTATGTTGTCAAGTTTTTTTATTTATTTTTTTCTACAAGTTGTGTTCGATGATACTTTTCACTGCTGAGAACCAAGAGTTTGGTAATTTTAATTTTTTTAGTGCAGTGTTTATCGTATCGTCTGAGGGCATCACGCCGTCACAGTCACAAATGAATTCATTGAAGAACCAACAATCATCATAATCAATTGAACGGTTCAATAATAAATTTACTTTATAGTCTTCGTCGAGTTCTGGGTCTTCTCTGTAACGATCTAATATTTTTATCATTTGTTCTCCTGTATGAAGTGCGTATAATGTTTCGCATAATAATAATTTGTATCCTCAGTTGTGGACCAAATCGAAAATGAAGTATCTCTTTCTAATTTCTTATTGTCTCGAACCATTCCTTTTACATTAGGCATAATTGAAACATCGTTAGCGAGTTCTTCTTCATTTATATTAATAATATAACAAGTCTCCGTGATGTTGTCAAGTGGAAAGTACAACTTTTCTTCATCTTCTTCAAATTTTGCGTATCCAATCGTCGATATACGGCTGATTTCCTTTGGTGTATGCGTTGATGCGAATTCCGGCTCTACATTCGCGCAATAATTTAAGGTATGCATTGTCGAGTACACGAGATAATTAATATTTTTATAGAAATCATATACTGTTCCTGCTGGTGTTAGACTAGCAAGAGTCTTGTTGTCCAATAAAAGCATTTCGTGTATCAACCCAGAGCGTGTGAATTCCTGTAGTACATTGAAGTGAACCTTATTTCTTCTCCGCTCAATGTCGGATGCAAATTCAAGGTCAGGATAGATATATACAACAGTCATTTTGGCGTGCTTCAGAGCCTCTAGAACGCGCAGAGAGGCTCCCGCTATCTTACCACTACCACAAACGAAGAGAATGCCTTCAGTGGCCGATTTGATAGCCTTGCGTCGAGGTTTATAATCTATTGAGTCATACCCTTCAACTGAATCGTTTTTCTTAATTCCTTTTCCTTCATCAAGAAGTACAACTTCATATTGTTTATGTTGCTTAAACAGCTCTGCTATATTGCACCCTGCTTGTCCGAGTCCTATAATTAACATTTATCCTCCAATGGTTTTATTTCATCTTCAAAGAGCCAATAGATCTTACCCTCTATCGCCACTCCATAAACAACAACATCATTAAATCTAGCGGTGTGATTGACCACAACCCCTATCATGCCTTGTCGAAGGTGTTTCGCAATCGCCTTGATACCTTCGACCTTAGGCAATGTAACAACAAGATCGCCGTTACTTAGTTTTTCCACTTGAATTCTCGCATGTCTCCGAAGTTCTTGCCGATATGACAGGACGACTTGAACTGTCCGAGTTTTGTATCTTCGAAAATTTGCTTGATATGTGGAATGAGATCCCTATCGTCCCCATGAAGGTCGATAATAACACAATCGTGTATAGTAAAGGCGACATAACTTTTCTTTCCTCTTAAGAATCTTTCGATTTTGTTGACTCGGTCGAGGCAATTATCGGAGGAAGCGGATTGCAAGAGGTAGTTGAGGGCGTGAAATCGATCACAAGTTGTCTTTCTACCGAATGGGTTCCATACTTGACCTTCTTTGTAAAATTTTTCGACGAGAATGTCTTTACTATAGAATTTAGAATCGATAGTTTTGTTTTCCGAGTTATAGAGCCATGCGAAAAACTTTTGCTTTGCTTCTGATCTTGTAATATCTTGTTTGAATATGTTTTTAATGTTCCACTCATGAATATCCTCCTGTGGTTGTTCTTGTCCCATTAGGGAAATCATTGTTCTTATCTCTGCGGCATTAAAGTCAAGTTCAAGGAAACAGTCCCACTTGGGCTCAACAATGTCCTTTAATTCGCTTTTAACATTCATTATGGGGAATGACCCCTCCATCGTTGTTAGACGCCCTGTGACGCTACCGAAGAGGTTGTATTTGATATATACTTCCTTCCGGTCCTTTATCCAATTCCACAAACTTCTTGCTTTCGCATCATGCTGAGAATATCGGAACAGTTTATGTCGGTTGATGTGTAGAGGATGTTTTTGAAGATTTTGTGTCGTTATATACCCTTCATGCAACAGGCCGTAGTGTGTTGGCTTGTCAATGTTCTCAAAAACCCAATCGCATATTTCGTTCTTAGTCTGGAAATAATGCTCTAATTGCTTGTCTGGGATGAGATCGAAAAAGCAGACATCCTTCATGTTTATCTTGGCTGTTTGTAGTGACTTGAAGTGCGATCTTATTTTTTTCTCTCGAGATTCCCATCGAGTTTTAAGGTGCTCTGGACATATGTCGGATATCCGAGACCCCAATGTCCATAGGTAAGCATATTGAATGTGCCGGTCTCGAAGGTGATCAGAATAACCCCAAGTACCATCGATACCATCTGGTATTCTATCGTAAATAAATTTTCCATCGATATAAACTCCTGCGCATTCTTTCTTATCGTCCATTATCTGGAATGTCATGTGTCCTCCTAGTATGATCCTCTCCCAGTTGGCTGAGGCTGGGAGCGTTGGATTTGCGGTGCCTCAATTTCTACAACTGTGTCCGTTAAATCTGCTTGTGTTTCTTGTTCGAGGATTTCAATCTCTTTTTGATTCTCTCTTCTGATGAAACTAGCATAGTTGTTCGGTTCAGTTGCATACAAACTTTGGAACTCATCTATAATATAACCTATAACCGAATCGTTGTCAAATCTTTTCTGAAAGTATTTTACATTTTGTTGAATCTGATTGAATTTACCAATAGACATTCTCTCTTGTTCTTCATAATATTTAAAGGTTATATATATATTTATTATATTATTATTTATATAATTATTATTATTAATATTATTAACTATTGGTAATACCTTTTTATTATATATGAGTCGATCACGACATTCCTTTGGGTTTAGTGTGATTCTGTTTGCATTAGCGAACTCATTGTAGCCCAATCCCATCTCTCTCTTTAGAATATCCAGAGATAGATTTGCTGCTATATCGTATCGGGTCTCGAAGAGGTTTTCGATTGAACCAATCTCATTCTCTCTCAGAGGTATTGCATTAGCAGCAGAGTTGATATCAAAGATGATCATGTTCGGTGTGTTCTTAACGATAGAGAATCCAAAATTTCTACA